TTATGTCAGCCAAGGATTTTGGTATGGGTCATAGCTTGTTTGAAATGTTGCTAGCTGCCAATCCATCACTTCTAACTTGTCGCCAGCTAGTTTTCGTGGTATTTGTGGATTCAGTTTTAGTTTTGCAGCATCATTAAGCCACTTCATAGATGTTTCATAGTCTTTTAGTCTGACTACGCTTACGTTATTAGGTGCGACGAGCTTAGTTAGCTCATAAATAGCCAAACGTACCATATGTTTTTTTATATTGTAGTTTCTTGGATCATGTAAAGACAAATTGAAGTTTTGTTGAGGGCTGTCAGCATTCACATCTATTTCTGGGTAAAAGACTTTCCCTTTATATACAACATACTCATGACTATTCAACTCATATTTATTACAATTTGGATCATAATCAGCGATAGCCCCCCAGCAGTCTCCCTCTACAGGAGTTTTGATATTATCAAATCCTTCCGATGAAATCAGGGTGTAGAAGGCTCCGTTAAACCGAACTACATCCCATAAAGAATATTCTATCGGTTCCCATTCAACAAAAGTAGCCTCAAGCCATGCTGAGACTGAAGGAATTCTGATGTCTCTGAATTTGAACCCGTTTTCATCCAAACAAATATAGGCAACTGCATTATATCGTATGATATCGCCTTTTTTATATGTAGCGAATTGTGAATAGGAGGGAAGAGAGTCTACATTAATATTCGGATGGGTATATTCTTCCCAATAATCCGTTATAGCAGGTGCTTTGTACCCTGAAATGGAGCGGATGACTTCATATAACTTAGCTTTATAGTATATATGAGCGGAAACAGGATAAGTAATCATACGGTTATACTCTGCTATGTATTTCCCTTTGTTCAATTCTGCTTCAATCTCATAGTTTTCTGAGAGGTATTCAATGATACTCATTTCAACAGATTCCTCAGCCTGAATAAAACGTTCTGAATTTCCCCTTGTCATTTGACTAAGAGCTTCAGGGGTAATGATACTCAGATAATCACTGTCATTTAAAAATCTTCTGTACATAACATTAATAATTAAATCCATCATAATGAGCAACGGTAGTGTATAATGTGGAAGAACTGTCGCCGCCATTTTTAAATCTGTTCCATGTATCTCTTAAATAATAGCAAAGAAGGTAATCCAAACAGTCTGAAAGATGCCCGTATTTTTCGTATTTTACACCAGTCTTTGTGTCGGTAATCCTTGACTTGTTCTTGCTCCCGTCTTCATTTTTTAGTTGATAAAGTAAGTCTTCAGTCAGTTTACGGCATCTTATATCAATCTGGATTTCCCAATTTCCAAATCCGGAGAATAGTTCATTGATAAACTCACAGCGTTTGGTTTGCGGGGGCTGCTTCTTCAACAACTTTATCTTTGGTCTTAAAATCCCCTTTCCGAAGATATCAGCGATAATTGTGAAATTGTTAACCCCATCTTCCGAAGTTGTGGAGCGTTGTAAGCCTGCGGGATCTCCTGTCACATCTACTCCACCAATGTGTTTTTCTCTATATAACTTTTTCTGTATCTTTCGTGCAAGCCCAGGAGTGTTGTTTTCCTTGTCTTCGGCCTTGCCCAGTATTTCCTCCAAAATATAGACCTTCTTGTTTTCATAATCTATTTGTACTAATAATGTTGACATATGGGGCGCCACATTAAAATCCCATACAGTGATAAGGGGTTTGGAAGGATCATATACTTTCTCTTTCAATCCAGTTATCAGGTGCCTGTTGCCGTCAAATTGTCTATAAATAGCCATGTCGTTGGCCTCCACGAAGTCCCAGTTGCCGTACAGCAACCGTTCTTTCGTCGCTTGGTCGCTGATTTTATTCAGGGCTGCTTCGTATGTCTGCCGGAAAGCAATATCTGGATTGTCGAACACAGAGAAAGGAACATAGAATTCACCCTCACGTGGTGTAACTTTATCACCGTTGTTATCTTGTACGAAGCGGTCGCGTACCCAGTTGGTGGTTGGATTGGTTGTTAATAACATCTTAGATACTTTAAAAGTTTCGTGTGTTTTCCAGCGAAGACGAGAAAACAATACTTCAATAGCTTTTTGACTGATTTCTGAGACTTCATCCACCGCACAAATGGTTGCCTCCATTGAGCCGAACCGCTCAAAGTTAGGGTCTGAAGGCTGGTCGGCCAGATCGAGCATGAGAATGACCGAACCATTCCAGAAACGCAGTGTCCCTGCTACGTTGTTGATGTGGTAGTGTTCATCTTCAACTAATCCCCAGTTCTTGATTATCATCCGGATGGTATTCCAGGTGGACTCCTTCAGAGATTTCAGGGTCTTGCGAGCGACAATCGCACGTATATCTGAAAAACGGATACAACTACTCACTAACCAAACACTAGCTAAATAACTTTTTCCACCCAAATAACATTCATTACCATTCGCTACATGATAACCGCTTTCGCTGCTATATGTTTCCATACAGATTAGACTATATCTTCACCCTCAACTCAGGGGTCTCCCATTTCCGACCGCTTGGCCGTACTCCTTTCGGATAGTCGTTGAACTTTCCGGTTTCCCGGCTTAGCTGCTGATTGTCTTCACCTTCCAGTGGTCAGAGTTCCCAGCAATTAAAGAGATTGTTTTCTATACATTACTGCATAGGCTGGCAGTGATTGTTTACCAGCAGCACCCCCGCCTAAAATCAGTTGAGGGACATTATGGTTACCACATTGGGAACAATATGGCTTATATTGCGGATTTAGGTTTGCATCGTATCCTATTAGTTTTTGTTGAATCTCTCCACCACATTGTGGACATTCCGGCTGGAGTAGTTTCCAAAGTTCGTATTGCTTAGGAGATGGACAAAAGTCAATTTTAAGATTCCGGGGGGCTTTTAATCTTACACCCCCCATCAGATTATTTCAATTGATATATTCTTTTCTTTCTCCAGCAATAGATTCAAAGCGTCAGATGTGTTACGAGAATTCAGTACTTTTCCTTTTACAGAATTGACGCCAATGATTATACATCCCGCAGAATCTTTTTCAGTTGTTCCGCTGTGGACCAAAATGCCGATAAAATGGGGTACATTATGTAACAATGGAAGCCTGCGTTTGAATTTAGGGCTGTATTCCATAGTAACTTTGTAGATACCTGCTGGGATAGCAGTTTGTGCATACACTTTCCCTTTGCATTTGCAAGCAATACCTTTAGAAGTGTTTGGACATGCTAATGGCAGGGAACGCACTTTATCTTCGATTGTGTTACAAAAGAAGTTTCCATCTATCAGCAGATCTCCTATAGTATATGTTTTCCCGTAAAATTTTCGTTTCAGTGTGATTTTCATATTTGTGTTATGGTTAAGGTTGTATATGAACGAATAGATTTTTTTCTTAGATTAGTTTAGATGAATATAGACGCCGGTTTAGTGGATATTTAAAATAGGATAGTATAAGATTCAATTTCTTGAATATTTTAAGGTGCTCCTGCTAGAACACCTTGTTTTGAGTGTGTGGGCTTTTATATAGTAAACTTTCCAATTTCCTCAATTTGTCTTGTAACTTTCTTCTTCATACCTTCTAGCTCTTCATTATCATCTTTAATATTCTGTATTTTAGTTTGATTTTTTTCTATCTGTACCGTCATGTCTGCTTGAATATGCTTCAGTTTTTCAATAGTGGAGGTAAACACACGGTTTGCACATTCGATTTTTCCTTTAAAAGACTTTTTCCAAATCATACTTTATTTCTTTTGAATTTTTATAAACTCTGAATAATTAATATAAACATAAGGATTGTCGCTGCTAATACTTTGGTGTACAGCCTTTACTTTCCATCTCCACCATAAGAATTTGTGTTTATACTCTAGCCAAATTGCCTGTTGTAAATTAACAGGCAGATATAGCTTACCTTTCAACAGGTTGTCTTCAATCGTTCCATCTAGTTTCAAATGAGGAGTATCCATTTTTACTTTACGAACGGAAACTGTTATAGTATCGTAAACGATAGTAGAATCTCTTATTTCAGCCTGAATAGGTGCATCCACAGTTATTTGATGTTTACCTACGGCTTCCAAATCCTTAATCCGTATTCCCATTTTCTTTATCTGAGCAACATTGGTGGCCCTGTATTTTTCGTATTCATCCACTGTAAGTTTTAGAGTTTGTACTTCAATAACTGTTATACAAGAATCGATTTTCATTCTTTTTACATCAGAAAGAAGAGATCCCGTATTGGCTGAATAGCGGTCACGTTCTTGTTTAAGGTGCTTTACCTGTACCCTCAATAAATGAATTGTAACCAATGCTGCACTCAGGACGACAATAGCTGTTAAGCTGATCTTATTCATCTTCATCATCAATTGATTCTTGTGGAATGAACCAGATTTCATCACCCAGATAGGGGGTTCCTGTCAGTTTAATCAGATATCCTTTATTTAGCCGCTGGATGGAAGTCAAAACTTCTAGGACTTCTGCTTCCCGACCTGCGAGAGAGGTTAATCTGTCGAACTTTAAAGCTTCCGACATTTTTATCATAACGACATCACCTACATTTATCATAACTTTTATTATTAATATTTTTACAATTGAACAATAATCTGTATTCCTCCATCCTTCTCTTTTTTATGGAAGGAACGACTTTCCCTTTATAGTGGCAAAATGCAATATAGTCATCGTATATCTTCCTGTTTCCTTTTTCCAACTTTCTGATTAAAGTGGACTTCTGCTTTTTTCCAAATCCTAAAAGTCTGTATTCACCTACATTATAAGCTAAAGTGCCTAGAATAAGTGAGTCACTACCAAAATCACGGAATAACTCACATTTCAAGCGCAGGTCTTTTCTGAGGATCGAGTCTGCAAATTTTTCAGATATTCGATGGTCAAACGCTTCTTCTTTTAGCAGACGGTGTCCATATCCGACATATGGAAAATGTTTCAGTGAATGCCAGCCTTCATATTTCTTGATGCAGACAACTGCTTTCTCAAATAAATCACTCTCAGGGTGTTGGAAGCATGTTGTCTTTTGCAAATCAACTATACATTCTTTTTTCCCTATCTGAAGAGAATCTTTGGGTACCAGAAATATCAGGCATAATAGAATCACCTTTCTGTTCAACGGCCACCTTTTAATAGTTCCTTAATATCTTCCCGCATTTCTTTCAGATCAGCTCTCATAGAAGTAAATTGTGCCATAGTTGCTTCAAATACGGTTTTATCCAGTTTAATGGCATCTATTTTCTCGTATTGGTCATTGATTTTCATCTCCAAAGAAGTGCATTTGTCGGTCAGTTCGGCTATCCTTGATATATTATTCATGTGCTGAACATACATCGTTACGATAAAGGCGACGACAGTAGTCAAAGTTTTGAAGTTATTAAAGACGAATTCTCTAAATTGTGTCATGTGTCAGGTATTTATTGAGTTAAAAAGCAAAGTAAAAGCGTCTGTCAAAGCACGGATTATCTTTTCTGCCGCATTGACATCTTTTAGTCCATAGAGGGTTAATCCTATTATTAACACCATAAATATTCCTCTTTCCAGATTCTTTCTTTTCTCAGGACTCATTCTCATCTTTGTTTGGTGTGGGTATGACAACATTAAAGATTACGCCACTTTCACCCTCAATCTTGATTCTTGCCTCTTGTGAATGCTTGATAGGATAAAGCTCCATCAAAGCCTTGGCAGCATTTACGGAAACTGCCCTAAGAGGTGCCGGTGACAGACTTACGCCAAACTTGTCTTCGTAATTGCTTGTTGCAGTTTCCTCCATAACGGCTTTCAATGTCTCTGCAACCTGTAACTTTACTGCAATGGTCTCCATATCTGCATGTTCTTTTTCAACCAGTTTTTTTATATGGGCCTGAATATATGGTTTTGACAACAGTTGTCTTCCGGACATTAGAGCTTTATCTTCATCTGCATAGAAGACTTCTTTGTAACATTTGCAGTGTTGCCCGGCAAACTGTATTCCTCCACAGACATAAAGATTACAGAATTCTTCCTCTTCATGAGTTAGGCGCTGTTCTGCAGCATCAGATGTTTTTTCATTTTTCATACTTTTAATAATTGAATTTGAAATAAGTCCGGTATACATAGAGACCGGACTTATGGCTCTTTTCAAAGAATAGACTTTTCTTGAGATACAGGTTGTATAATTGCGGACTTTTTCTCAATCAACTGTTCCATTAGAGATTGATAAAAAATATCTGCCAAGGCGTCTGCACAACTCTCCGCATCAGCCAGCGAATTGATTAGTTTCATGTTGAAAGCTATTCTAAGATCATATCCTGTAATAGCAGCCATTAGTTCATTACCGTCATATCCTTGTACCCCGAATAACATCTTGTCACTTTCTTTTTTGAATGAAATGATTTCCTCATCTTCCATATTCTTATATTTTAAAATGCGCTCTTGTTTTTTCTTTTCTAGGCAGTAACGTTTCTTCACCTTCTCCGCTCATCCTCAAACGATTGGAACAAACAGCAACTACATGATGCGTAGCTTCAACATCGGCATCAGCGTCATGTGCATCCTCTAGCTCAATTCCCAACCGGTCAGCTAATAATTCCAGTTTATAAGAGGTGACTTCAGGATTATGTGCAAAGCACAAGCGTCCCAGATCAATTGTATCAATATAATGAGGTTGAAAATTCCCATAAAAGTCGATGGTACCTGCAAACACCTTTTCAAAGTCTTTTATTAATCCCCCATAGTTTATTATTTGCTGGAGAAAGCCTATGTCAAACGTGATGTTTTGTCCTATCAACACTGGTTTGGTTTGCTTTCCTTTGGTTAAAGTACAGCGCTCGGCAAAGTGGATAATATCTTTTGCTATTTCATGGATATTCATACCCTGCTTGATAAGCATATCCACAGTGATACCGGAATAAGTCAATGCCTCCTGGTCATAGCCCATTGGCTGCGAACGCTCAAAGCCTTCCAGTTCCAGTTCACGCTTGTTTTTTAAGACTTTACGTTTAGTAGGACCTCCAATTTCCTGTTTATCGTATGGTTGAATGTACTTGACATAGCGGTCAATGACCTGCCAGTTATCCATCCGGACTGCATGCATTGCTATCTGTGTGCATGCACTTTGGGTACAATCCAATCCTCCTGTCTCGAAATCAAGTACAATTCCGACGAAGATTTTAGGTTCTGTCTTAGGTGCTGCCATACTAAAGCCGATTAAATTCACAAAAGATTTTATACTCGAACTTCTCTTTGGAAGCATCATTACGAATAATGCAGTCAAAGAACTTCTCACCTAAGTGTTTACGTCCTTTATCCCGTTTGAGTCGGTTTGAATCGATGCCTCGCAGGGAGAGGGCATCTTGCGAACAAATAATCAGAACTGAAACAATATCATAGCGTTCACAATGGTTATTGCATAACGTTTCAAGTCCTTTCTCATCTATGACATACGAACAGACACCTTTATTAGGAATCTGCTTGTGCAGGGCAAAATACTCATATCCACCGAAACGGGTATATGCCAACATATCCTTTTTATCAGGGACCTGGGAAGCATTAATAAAATAATGCTCTACACCGTCAGTCTCTTCCGTTCGTTTGGGACGTGTGGTGTATGATACAATAGTTGGTACATTCAATTGATTTCGTAGAAATTCAGCCATATAGGTCTTGCCTGAACCGGAATCTCCAACGATGGCAATAATGATAGGTTTCATTTATATACTCATAAGAGTGGATGTTTTGTAAGTTTGTAAATTGTTGGCGCCATTATAATCACTATACCGGATCACAGCACTAATAATAATCACTTTATTGGTCAAATCTGTTATCTCTTTCTTATGTTCGGTGTAGTAATCGTTCCACATAACTAGTTCTATCATATCATTATTTTGCTGGAGCTTTAGTTTGCAGAACTTTTTTTTCTCACCGGTGACTTTGTCCTTGTATGACGCCTCAGACATTTCAGAGACGGTGACACAGACAACAATTCTTTTACCTTCATTTTCAAGAATGGAGGCATCACGCAATGACATATAACAGACTTTTCCTTTCAGCTTGTTTTTAGCTTCAGAATTATCATAGATACGATGATAATCAATTCTTCCCACACCTGATACGGCAATTTGTTGCATGGACCAATAGTAATGCTTATCTGTTAATGATTTTGGGAAATCTTCTTCTGAGAGTTGAAAGCCAAGCTCTTTAGCTGCTCGCACCAGAATGGAATATCGTTCAGTAACTGCCTTTACATTTTCCAATTTGTCAAAGCATCCGGAAAGAACTAAGTTTTTTACATGACGGGCATTCACTGGGACGCGGACGGCCTCTTGTTCATCATCCGGGTCATCCCAGTATTCGTATTTTTTTAATTTATATTTGAAAATACGATGGATAAAATTCTCTATGGAGATGAACCGTCCGTTCTTTTCCCTTTCTTCCAGTAAATATTCTGCAGCCTTATCACCTAACATCTTAATTTTAGTCAGTGACCAAAATATTTCATCTGTTTTGTAGTCAGTGAAAAAATGCTTTATGGATACGTTGATATCCGGAGGTACAATTTTAGCCCGACTGCATTGTTCCATTTCTGACATCAGCAGAACTACTTCTTTATCATCGGCCCACTGAAGAGCAATAGTATAGAATGCCGAAGGATAGTTTGCTTTCAGCCAGGCACCAGCAAAGGCTGTAAGTGCGTATGCGGCTGCATGCGACCGGTTAAATGAATATTTTCCTGCAACCTCAATCTTATGCCAAATTTCTTCTGCTTCATAATCCGGACAACCATTATTAACCGCCCCTTTTATAAAATCTTCTTTTAAGGTTGCCATAAGGTCTGCTTTCTTCTTTCCAATAGCCTTTCGCAAGTAGTCGGTCTTTCCTAGGTCAAAGCCTCCGAGACTGTGTGCGATGGACATAAACTGTTCTTGATAACAGTTGTGTACAATCATATTGTTGGCACAAAAACTGTGTCTTTTCCAAACGCTTAGGTCATAAGTCATTTTCTCAGAACTCGTAGTCACAGATAACACTGGACACCAAATTGGATACTGTCTGTATTCTTCATCTATTTTATCATCCTGAGTGTAAAATGTCTTTATTCGATGTTCTCCAGGGATAAGTTTACCAGCTTGTATCCAGCCTAACTGGGTCAATACCCTATGATCATCTGTACAATATAACTTTCTTCCCATTGAGGTTTTGATAAGAACTGTTTTCTTTATTCCCTTCTTGTATGTCCGCGTTACTTGCTGGAAAGTGCCGTCTTCTGTAAGGACAAAATCTCCGGGTACTATATTTTGAATCGATTTGCATCCCTTTCGGGTAGCTATTCTTGTATCTTCGGCAATACACATAATCCCATATGTATTCTTAGTGGCTTCATACGTTCCGAAGCTGTACACGGGAGCCACTTCGCCATGTTTGTACTTGATATAGTCGTCTGTTGCCTTGATTTCCAATGTGGCAGGACGGTAAAGTGCATTAATGGCAATCAGATCTTCGATGCAGTCAGGCCTGACATCCGTAATGAAACGGGTGATTCCTTTGGAAGCAAACTGAAAGACATTTTGGGTATATCCTTCGGCCAACAGCTTATATGTTCTGCTATCCTCTATTTCATTTTGGGTGATGGATTCAATACTGTAGTTTTTCTCATATACTCTGTTGACGATGTTGATAACCGCACTTAGTTTGGATAGTTCTTTAGTGGCAAGAACATCCTCTTTTAGTAATCCTATTTCATCCACTGCATACCCATCAAATTCAGATACCAATAACTCGTCCATTTTGCGAATTGGCAAAAAGTCGAAGCATTCTGCTGGTTCTCCGTCCTTGGTTTCAGGTGTTACTATGATGGCTGAGGCATGAATGGAAGTGGAACGTGGCTGCCCCATAATCGTTCGTATATCCTCAATTACGTCTGGATAATCGTGGACAAACTTATTCACTTTCTTGTTCACTGCTGCCAATAAGAATAAGTCCGTCCAATCTTGTTCATCATTGAAAATAGCGGTTATATAGTTAACAATATTCAAAGGAACACGATAAACACGTGCCACATCTTTAATGACCGCCTTTAGTTTCATGCTTGAAAAGGTACCAGCGGAAAAGACACGTTGCTTACCGTTTATATTGTACCTCTGTTCCAGGTATTCTTTGATTTCCTGCCTTCGATCCGACGCATAATCGACGTCAATATCCGGGAGGGCGGAATGCCCTCCTTCCACGAGTCCCTTACCGACAAAGCTGTCTATTACCGGTAAAGTGCCCTGACTTTCCTTAAGATTTATCCCGGATACCTTCATTTATTGATTTCATTTAAAGTCCATAGCAAGTCACGATTATCAAAAAGAATGTCATCGCCTTTACGAAGTTGGTCAGCATATACCTTCATTTGCCTTCCACTACGTATAATCTGAAACTCGGCATCCTTATGGAACCGGTAATCTTTTCCTTCAATCTGAACCTCGACATATCTTTCTCCGGGAAGCAATTCAATGTCTTCACCAATGATGCTGACCGCTTCCGTCCAGTTCAAACCGCATCGCTCGGGTACTAGAAAACGTGAGAAAATTAAATCATACTTAACCGGGTCTATAGAGATAATGCCTAGCAGGTATGAAACCAGAGAACCACCAGCCGAACCACGGCCAATACCTGTCACAATACCTAATTCACGTGCTTTTTTCACCATATCCCATTGTATTAAAAAATAGTCCACATTGTTTGTAGATTCTATGATATAGACCTCTTCCTTCAAGCGTTCCTTATATTTGGCGTGACCGTATGACGGGATTTTTGCTGTCAATCCTTCTTCTAGCAGGCGAGTAAACATACGATGCCGGTTGCCATATTTCTTTTTTTCATCTGGCAACATTACATACTCAGGCATGTACATTTTACCTGTTTCATAGTAAGCCTTTGCATGGGTGGCAATCTCTACCGTGTGGCTGCACATCCTTTTATAAAGGACATCGATATCCCATTTTCCAGAGTCAAATAGCTGGCAGCACACATTGTAGTGCTCATCCACGTCTTTAAAATACTGATCCTCACTTTGCTCATGAGCTGCACCCGAAGCTATTTTATTCAGGATGATCTTGTTTTTTGCATCGTCCTTGTCCAAATAATAGTTGTCACAAATGAGTATTGGTTCCACACTGAAAGTCTGTGTCTTAGGTTCGTAGAAATGATTGAAGAAATTCAGGGTTGCTCGTAGGACTTCCACATCAATACGCTCAGCCTTATACTCGCTTAAATCTACCTGATAGTATATTTTATTATCAAATGCAATATTCATGGCATAGAGTATTTGGGAGTTTTTCTTCATCCAGTAGGATGCCAGCTTGCCAAAGACCAATACATTTCCTTCTGCATGAGTAAGCAACCCGGACAGAGTTAACGTGTTAGTAGGGGAGTCCACCATAATCTCTTTTTGGATGCGTAACAAATTCCTAAGTCCTTTTTGTGACTGGCAGTAAATCTTCATGTCCACCTTATTGCCTTCGTGTTCCAGAGTGAATGAATATCCGAAAACATATTTCAATCCAGCTTTGGTACACTCTTTCTGCAAATTCAGGGTAGCCGCCATTGTATTCCGGTCACAGATTCCAATGGCATTCTGTCCCAGATACTTTGCTTTCTTTACCCAGTCAGACAATTCACCACTACCATTTAACAGTTCATATGAGGTATGAACTCCCAGATTAACAAAGGGAACACTTACTTTGCATGGAGTGCGTTTGCCAATATATTTCAGGATATTGAATTTAAACTTCTCTCTCAGGTCATACCAATACCAATTTCTGCCAAACTGGAAAGCGATATAATAAATCTGTTCCTGCATGAGTACCTCGGGATTTTCCATCAGGTTAAACTGAAGGTTATTCTCTTGTCCCCTGAAGACGCAACGTGCTTCCGTCAAATCGGCCAGATACATCTTCCCGAAGCCTGTCACCTCGACTACTTCATTGTCTATTTGTCTATAAGCAATCTTATTGGCTTCCAGCCATTTTTTGAGTTTTTCCATTATTTTGATTCTTGTAATTTAGTTAGTTTATACTCAATGGGAGTTTTCAGTCTTTCAGAGAAAATGTTATAAATCTCTTTAGAGTCCAGCTCTTCCCAGTCTTTCGAAGCATCTTCGATATCAGCGATGAAGATGTCAAAATACGGGCTCATTTCGTCCGCCGCCTTTTTGATAGCCTCTACCGCATCACCGTCATACCCTAGTACAATTGTCCGTACCCCTTTGCTTTGCAGCTTATAAATCTGGGTTCTGGATATTTTCTTGCCAAAAGTTGCCACTACAGTGATTTGGCTGTTATCGTATAAATTCAATTTACGAGTCAATGCTACAACATCAAATATCCCTTCCACCACAATAACCGTATCCGTTTCCTCCTCTATGACTGAGTCATAATTATAAAGCAGTTTGACAAAGTCATTTTCAGTAGAATTACGGAATCTGGTTATCCGATATCCGCCTTTACGTCTTATCCTGGCATTATGTCTGTCTATCTCGTCTTTGTTCCATATATGGCGCGATACATAGCCTACGATATCCCCGTCATCTATGACCGGGAAAATCACATACGAGTCAAATTTGTAGTTAAGCCTGCGGGTTGTCCCCGCAGGGAAATAATCAAAATCATCATATGTGAAACCGCGTGACCGGAGATAATTATCGGTAAAACATCTTTTGTAGAAATCCGGAAGTTCAATGATACCGAGCGTATCGTCAATCTCTTCTTCTTCATCCAGTGGGAACAATAATGTATCGTCCAGCTTGGCGTCCAGATCGACTGTTGGTGTTACAGCCAAGTCAGGTCTTTCTATACTTTCCAGCAATTGTTCCAGCGTGTATGTTGAGTGCATACATGAGAAACAATGTGCCATGAAAGGCTTCTTACGCGATGTCTCCTTGCCGATGTAAACACCGAATTTTTTCTCTTTACCACAAAAAGGACATTTGGATACTAGATTTTTACCGGCACCGTCCGGCTTGGCATCCAGTTCCCGGCTGATCTCTCGGATTAGGAGGTCCTTTTCTTCTTTTGACAACGCCATCTGCCATTAACGTTTTAAATTCATTGTCCTACGTGCATCATAAAAAATCTCGTTATCATAATCAGTTGCTATCTTTAGTGTCTCACCTTTTTTAAAGAATCTCGATTTGGCTATATGCAGCCTCATGGTATCCTCCTTTCTTTCTGCGGCAGACTGGTTCAAACTTATCAGGTGGGTGCATGGTCTTGATAGTCCCTTGGCTTCCGAACAATTATATTCAGTTAATACATTATTCTCATCATTTAGCCATTCACGGTTTTCTATAGTAGCCTGGTAAGTGACTACCATCCAGATATTTTCATCGGCTGCAAGGTCTTTCAGATCATTCGCAACTGCGATCCTTTTGCTCCGTTCGTGTTCGGCATCCCATTGGCGACGGCTTGCGTCAGTCAGCAGGTCCATACTGTCCACTATCACGATATCGGGTGGGTGGTTGTTCAGCTTTCTATATTCGGCTATTGCATTCTTGACATCTAAAGTAGATACGCGGCTGTTAAACCTGGGAAAAGTTCGTACGGTAATACTTCCTTTATAGTTTTCTATCTGGCGTTGGAACTCTGCCATTTCCTCATCTGTAATCCGTCCACGTTCAAAGTAAAAGCTGTTTTTGGAAATCAACCCTCCGCTATAGGCATCCAAAGCCTCCGCTTCAGAGCCTTCTAATTGAAGATGTATTACGTGAAGTCCGCTATCAATGCATGCACGGATACCCACGTGCTTGGCTATATGAGATTTTCCTACACCTGTCGATGCGAGAAAGCAAGTCAGCTGTCCACGCAAGCTACGTCCTCCATTCAGAGCGTCCAACTCGTGAACATAAAAACGGGTAACCGGAACCAGTGTAGAGTGTTGGCTTTCCAAATCTTTTTGCTTGTTCTTTTGGAACCGTTCGCCGAATGTTTTTCCTACGTCTACAAATGCAGACGATTTGAGCGTAAATCCGGATAGCCAGTCGGCATATTCCCTAAGTTTTTCCTCTGCTTTTCCCTGTTTGCTCTGATTGTATAGTTTGCCAACTTCTGAATAAACAGCCTGTAATCTGACTCCCTTTATGTAAGATTCCAACATATCTAGAATCACTTCCTGGTTTTTCTCACCATCACATTCTCGAAATGTATCGATAAGTTCGATAGCGTCATAATCTCCATTGAACTGTTGTGACAGAACAGCGTATGAAGGTGGAGACTGGTAATTTCTGTAGTAGTTACCTATCCCTAGAAGTAGTTTCTGGAAGCTCTTGTCCGGCATGTATTCAGATTTTACATGCTGGACAAGTACATTACAAACTGCTTCATAACGCATGGAGGTTGCAAAGAGTTCGTACAAAAAATCAACGCTCAAAGGATTTATTCTTTCTGTTTTCATTTTTTCTTGTTAAATTCTTCTATTCTCAATCTGTACAATTCCGGATAATTGAGCCGGGTACGTTCCATACATGCTTCTTTTTTTGTACATGTCTGGCAGGAAGGCGAGAATGGGTTCCATAATAAAGTGGATGAAGCGCATATATAGTACCCGACTGTGGTAGAAAGCGCACGGCTCTTGGTCGTTTCCTCATACTCTGGATTCACATACCTGAAAAGCGGATGTTGTTTCCTGTCTTTTATCAATCCAAGCAGTTCATTCCGGGATGTTCCGATAGCACGAAGCCATTTATCTTCATAATACCGGTTACTTCTTTTATTAGCCAGAAACCGTTCCACGGCTTTCTTTCCAAAAGAATGGGTAACTTTCCATCTGATTCTTAGATATGAATTGTCAAACCGGCTTATTGTATAGACTTGGCATGTACAATAATCAACAACCCTTTCATCGCTGATTTCCTCGCTATATACTCCCCCCAACATTTCCAGACAAGAGCTAATCACCCGGATAGCAATTCCTCCTTTGGGAAATGTGAATGTTGGCATGATAGAGTTTTGTATCAAAAAGGAGAATACAGCAATGATATCTTTATTTGCGTTTTCCATCCCTTGTAAGTAATTCCCGCAACTGTTTCTTCGCAAGGAAAATCCGGCTTTTAGTAGTCTCTACATTAGCGCTTTTCAAGCTTCCTTTCTCATGAAGAATCTTAGTTATTTCTTCCAGTTTATATCCGGTCAGTTGTAGTATCAATGCTTCACGGTATGTTGGTTTCAAGGATTCCAGTGCTGAAAGCACATCGTCGGAAAACAGTTCCCGGTAATTGTCTAAACTGATATGATTGGCTGTCTGGTCATCTTCATCCAATACGCTTTCAGCTATCTGGTCCAGATCGATAGCTCCCACATCGCCAGTTCGTTGAAAACGGTTACGTTTGTTCTCTATGCAGAATATACAACGGGTGGCTACTGCATATATCCAGGTTTTGATAGAAAGCTGGGGATTGTAGGAACTGACGTATTTATAGAAGTTGATCAGGACTTCATTGTAGTTATCCCGTATATTATCTTGATTTCCTGTATTTTTAATACATATATGGTAAATCAGGTTTCTGTAGGGATAAACATATTTATTGAATAAGGCTGTCCGTTTCTCTATGGATGCCTCGTCGGTCAAATAGTTACTGAGTTCTGAGGATTTATCCATGATTGACCGGAGTTTACAGTTATTGAATAATCTGTTACGGTCCATTCATTGGAAGAAGGGGGGATTCTTGTATTCTTATTCATAATTAGTCTATATGATATTTTCGTAAATAATAGTAATATATCAGACATGCATCAGCTACATTGTTATCTGACGGCTCAAAATGGAAACGGCTGGCACATGCGCACATCATTTGCGCCTTGTCTGCACGTCCGTTACCTGTTGCCCATTTTTTGAGTGTAGCAACATTCACGAATATGGGTTCCGGCAAATCAAGTTCGTCACAGACTTCACACAGAATTCCACGGAACTCGGATAGCTTTCGCATATCGCAAAAATGGTTGTTTACATTGACATCTTCCGCTACGATCTGCTTTATACTATATTGTTGGATGTAAGCTATCAATGTGTCCCTGAAATCTTTGTGTTGCTTGTTGTCATTTCTCCTTTTAGATTCTGTAAAATTCCAGGTCCCATTACTGTGGATACTATAATATCCGGTATGTGTCGCAATGTCGAGTGCCAGAACTTGCTCTTTGCTTGGTTTGTCGTTAGTTGTCTTCATGTATGAATGATTGTCCATTGTGTTTGTTGATTATTAATGTGTGAGGGTAATTCTCTGCAATATTTCCGTGGCTGATGACCAGTGATGTTATCGCTACCCGGTTTAGTGCGAGGAAAATACAGGCTAGTCCGTTTTCATCAACAGCAGCCATTATTTCATCAAGTATAAGAAGATCCATACCTTTGCCGTCTTCTGCACTGGAGTTAACCAGCTTGTTCATTGCCAGTATATTGGCGAGGTTGACCCGGGCTTTCTCTCCTTCACTGAATTTGTCGAAAGAACCGCAGTCGATCCCATTGCGCAACAAGCTGACAGATATTTTTTCACGTACTTTTCCTGACTTCAGAATGGTATAGCCACTGAATTTTACACGTATGTCACTGTCGATACTTTCTAAAAACTCGTTGGTAACCTTACTTAATGCCTCAATTTTGGTATTTGCCAGATAACTTTTGAATTGTAAAAATAGTTGGGACTGTTCCTCAAATTTTTGCAGTCGCTTCCCAAATCCATTTTTTATGGTTAAGGTTTCTGAAGATTGCTTGCGATACTCTTTCAATGATTTCTTAAGAGAGAGTATTACATCACCGTCCGACATTCTATCTATATCACTCAGCATTCCTTCCAACAGACTTATGGCATTATTGGCTGCTACTATATCTTGTTCCAAGTTGTTTTTCTTTTTTTCTTTGATATGGTAGGAATCATCTATACGTTCAAATGCCTCATCAAACACCCTGCGTAGGATTGTATTGATGTCTTCCTGAATGAACGTGATGGCATCTGAAACCCTTTTCCGGTTAGCGTGGAGATTTTCACTTTTTTGTGTGGCCTGATTTACCAATGTTTCCAAATCTGTCATCTGGTCATTCCATTGTGTGTGTTGGCCTATCAATGTGCGTTTTTCACCTTTCAGATTCCCCTCAGCTCTTTCCATATCTTCTATGTCCTGATGGTAAGTATCCAATTCCCAGATAATGCTTTTGTTATGCAATTCGTTTTCTTCAAGCTCTTTTCGTGCATTGGGTATATCATAATCATCATCAGAAAGTAAAAACTCATACTGGCAGGCAGGGCAAGTGATAATCCCTGTCAGCTTCGCTTTGATGTTTTCAATGGCAGTTAATATGGTACGTCGTTCTTTCTTTAATAGTTCAGAATTTTCAGTGAGTTGTTCAATCCGAGTATTGAGTTCTTTCAGTTGCAGGTCATATTGTAGCACTTTCTCCGGATACTTTTCACAGAAACCTTTAAACTCGTTTTGTAGTTTTGTATATGCAACTTGTCGTTGCATTATCTCTGTTTCTGCTTTCTCTATTGCTTCGTTCCATTTGTTCAGGTTTTCTTCCTGTACCTTTATTTCATTCTTTTTCTGTAAGATAACTTCGTCCCATGAAGTAAGTGCTTGCTCAATATGGGGTGTGAGCATACTTTTTAGTTTCATCAGGCATTCTTCCATTGGCAATTCGGAGTTTTCAAGTTCCTGAACCTGCTTGTCTGCAATCTCAAGCAGCGATACAGCCTGGCATACTAGTTCGATTTCTTCCCGTTTTTGACGAATGGAAGTACGTTTCTCGTTTATAGAATCATGTATGCCACGTATATGTTCTGCTTTCGTCTGTTGTTTTTCTTCCAATAGTGATTCTTCTTTTTTGATTTGTTCCGTCAACAAACCAATACGTCCGTCAATACCAGCTAATGTCAGTTCGGCTTCCCTGAGCTTGCTCTCTACGGGCAGTTTGTCTTCTATAAGTTTTTCTATGGCCTTGTCTACGAGGATTGCGTTGGAAAAACGGTTAATAATTTCCTTTTTGTCCTTGTCGGAAGAAGATAGAAAATCTTGGTATTTATGACGGGAAAGTATGAAGTTGTTGTACAATTCATCTTTGGTGATACCAAGCTTATTTAATATGTATTTATTATAGGCATCCACTGTAGGATGAACAGCTTCACCAGTGTTTACGGAAACTCCATCGCGGAAAAGACTGCATTCCACAACTGCCGGTCCCTTACGTGAAATATGTCTTTCTATATAAAGTTCTTCGTTTGAAGTATCATTTTGTAGATGCAGAGTAACCATACACTGTTCAGCCATATCATTGATAATCTCTTCATTCTTGATCCTGCGAAGAGGTACTCCTGTAATTCCCAGTGCAACAGCTTCAACCAATGCAGATTTCCCTGAACCGTTTGATTTCTGTGAGTCGTTATCCATATTGTTGCCAAAAATCAATGTCGTCACACCCTGGAACAGTTTATAATGAAGTTCTCTGAAAGCACACAGGTTTTTAGCATGAATTGAAAGTAATTTCCACATAATCAATCGATTTTAGATAAATAAGCTAATCCGAATTCCATATCTTCTACTTCTTTTTCTTGACAAAATATTTCATAACTGTCTTTAATCTTATGGTTATCAAACTTTTCGAGCAGGCTGGTTTCTGTTGTATCCAGTACATCCAGATCTTCAGTGACCATCTCTACTTTATTGGCTCCGGCACGGATTAGTTTTTCCTTATCCAATCCTGTAGCCTTGGCAACAGTGGAATGGACACGTACCTTGACACGGTAGCGTCCGTCTTCTCTAATTTCTTCCAATCGGTCTGAAAGGTGGATATCCGCTTTCTCAATTGGTATATCAATGACCTGATAACGGATATTCACCTGGTTTTTTATAAACCGGGTCGATCCGTCTGCATAGAGTAGCGTATACCCTTTTTCTTCGTCTTCGCCAAAATTTCCTTGGCGGGAAGAGCCGATATAGAAAATATTATTATCTACTTTATTCCGGTTGTGATAATGTCCAACCAATACCTTGTCCCAACTGGAAAACATATTTGCAGGAAGCTCATCATCCGTGCTTCGTGATAGTCCTCCGCGAATCCCTTCGTGAATCATTAGAATCTTTTTGGAGTAGGGGAGTGCAAATAGATAAGTTTCCAGCTCCTCCAGTTTTTGAATAAAGGAGCCGTTCTCCGGGAAATAGGAAATCATGCCTATTCCTAGATTTTCGGACAGGCGAACCTCACCCCATTCACTGATTACACGAACGTTCTCAAATGAATCGAATACATTGCAGTAACCGCGTAATGCTTCCTGGTTTATCTTGCAATGGTTACCGTTTATCATAACTACCTGAATTCCATATTTCCGGCATTTTTCAAGCACATCATGAATTGCCAGTAGGATATCCAAGCTTTGGGCTGATCTGCTGAGTACCAAATCACCCAAGAATAAAATAGTCTTGATTTTCTGTGAAAGACAAAGTTCAATAGCTTCGTCCCAATTGGTTAAAAAATCGCCGACCGTTTCTTTGCCACAATGGCAGTCAGTTATAAGAAGAGCTATAGGGATCGAATTATTACTTGTTTGATTGTTTTCTTCCATGTTCAGGGGGGAATGAATTACATTAATTTTCCATATAATTCATCTGGAAGGAACATACCCTTAAAAGGTACATTCCTTCAGAATCAATCAATTAAAACCAAAAAAAGAATGAATATTTATTCCCTTCTACGCCTGTCCCTAGCTGTTCTGGGCTTGTCTTCCTCTTCACCGCCTGTTTCTTCAGAGCCTTGTTCTTCGGAACCTGTTTCTTGTACAACTTGAGTCTGAGTATCTTTAGATGTTTTATCACCCCCTTGCATAGCTTCTTCAATCATGTCTAATAGCTCTTGATTGGAAGTGGAGCGGGTGATGCGAACCGAAAGGTGCTCCTGCTCTATGAATGCCCGAATGAGTCCCCGTAATTCTTGTCCTTCTTCTGTTTTATCCCCAAGCCCTTGTTCTTGTAGGTCTTCGAATTTATCAAACAGACTGTCAATAGAAACTGCACTATTCTCTGCATTTTCCTTGGCATCCTTAGAACGTTTGTCAAATGTGAACTCGCTAGTGTCTTCTTTACTTAATTCTGAGGACAGTTTCGCGATGGCTTCTTTCATCTCTTCGCTATCCATGATATTCAGGTTGTACTTGTTGTCGCATTGTTTAAGAAATTCGACTGTAGCACCGAACTGGTAACGTGAATATCGGAAAATAATCTCCGGAATTCGAGGAGTGTTTAATAAAGCTGTCAGTTCTTCTTTACTCAGTGTATCTGTGTCTGCTTCATTGTCAATACTGATCGCATATTCGGTCTTTGAGTTATTCTTCTTTTTCTCTATTTCTACCGGGTAAGCGTTTGCGATAGAAGATATTGGACAAGGATAAGACGGATTTTTGGCTAATTTTTTTTGCCAGAGTTTGAATTTCCTTTCATCCAGATCCTTGAACTGTGAATGACTGAGTGTGAGCAACTGTATGCCTTTGGCACGTTCGTCAAGGTCAAGGATATAAGTGGCATGGCCATATGAGAATTTAAGGCCGCCACCGAAGCTGCCACCGGCTATCTTTTCAGCCATTTTCTCATTCCCGTTATCTTTGGCTTCACTAACGGCCATTTTTCGGTATGTATCAATTAAATCTATTGAATATCCGGCATCAGTTGTTCGTGGCACGGTTACATAGGCATATTGTGCTTTGTTGCTCTTTGAGGGCTTTTCTAGTTCCAGTAGCATTTGATGAATGGGATACTCGTATCCGTTACGGTCTGTAGTGCCATCCGGATTGGGGGCAATAGGCAACACCCGCAAACGATAAGTTCCCAATTTTTCCATCCGGAAAAATTCAGTCTTGGCAAAACCTTTGTTTTCTTCAGCTGCTCTGGCCTGGGCAGTTTCGTACGACTCCTGTGATTTAAGGAACAGGTCTTCAACGGACATACCGGTAAGCATGTCTTTTTCTTGCAAATTTTCGTCTTGCATAATGATAAATACGGTAGTTAATTTGCCGAAACAATCTTATCCAAAATGTCAGCGGGTTCGGTTTCACCGCAGAACTCAATTAACTATCTGTTGGAAGTTTGAGGATTGATGAGGCAAACGCCCTTACAAGTAGACAACTTACCGTAATGTACCTGGTGGACAGGTATCTCAATTGAAAAGATTATGCCCGGTCTTTTTGAGCATGGGAGCAAATATAAATGCTATTTTTGAATGTACCAAATAGTGGTGAATTTGTTTTCTTTTTTGCTTTTTAATTTATTGATACCTACCGATGTACAGGTGTGGATTTTAATGTTATTCTTAACATATGATTTGTAGAAAGCGTTTCTTTTAAGGTTCCATTTATAATCTGAGAAGTAAAATCTTATCTGCTGAAATAAAACAAGAGAAGCAAATATAAGAAACCATATCTTATACCTGCTTCTTTCCCATATATGAAAATCCTGTTTATACAAAGATTATTTGTTATTGAATCCTCTTATGTTTGGGCTATTTAGCCAGTTCATATATTTAATTCTTTTCCTGTTCTTACGGATATATTGTTCTAATTTTCTTTTACGTATAGTTTCGTAATATAATTTTCTATTGGGCGTTAATTTTTTCCCACGTTTACAATATAATCCCGTTGTTTCATATTCAGATAAATAACGGTGAAATTTAGCTTTCTTGAAGGAGGGATCACGTGATGCCCTGCAAACGAGTTTGATTAATTCACATGAAGGTGCCGGAAATGTACTACTGGGAGTAAGATTCATGATAATATTGAAAATCGCCGGTGCTTCGTGCCTGATCATAAATCCTAAGCGGGTTTCTTCAAACTGAAAGCGTTTCAACGTCCCTCTGGGTCGGCCGTCTTTTTTTTGTCTTTTGTGTAGATTCGGTACTCCCGGATGGGTGATCCTCACATTTCTGCAAACCTTTGCTCTCGGCATATTGTTCCAAATTTAAAGATTTATCATTTATTGTAAATAGGGTAGTATCCCTTGTTCGGGATATTTCTTGCCTGCTGTCCAGGTCATTTTGGATATTAACTTTCTTCATTTATATTTATTTTAAACCATATATGTAAAGTTCATGTCTGTATCGACGTTATACCATCCACTTTCATAAATCACGATATTGCGGGTACCTCCACGTAATATAAAGGATGTACCTCTATTATACTTGGCGTCATCATTCCAATCACAAAGAGTAGTTCTCATGCCATATGGAGGAGTTGAAATGCCATTTGGCAGGACTGCTACTGTTCCTCCCATATTGCTGCCATCCCGGCGGGCTGTGTTAATCACCCCCTGGATACATACAATGTTGCCTATTTGCCGGACGAAAAGCCTACGGGTGTCTGTTCCGGAACCGGAGTTTGCCATTTGTTTCCAACCGGTATCTGCAATTTTGGTTTGATACTCTGGAGCATAGGCTGCACCAATATTCTGGCAGGCACTTTTCTTTGCGTCAGCATTTGGTAAAGAAAGGTCAGACAGCTTGCCATCCTTTTTCAAATAGTGTCCTGTAACATCCTCTTTTGACAGAACATTCAGTTTATCCCTGAGCACTTTTTGTGCGTCCGAAGAGCTTTTTCCTTGACTGACTAAAAAGGTGATGTAATCCTGAAATAGGGAATTTACCGAAGCGTATTTCTTATCTGCTTCAGTTTTTGAGTACACATTTATGTTTGAAGCTATGCTACTTTTTTCAGAGTCATTGTAGCCTGTGAGTAACCATTCGGCTTTTTTAGCAAGTTCCTTCTTTATCTGGCTTATCATGACGAAACCTTCTACTTCTGCATGAGAGGAGCCTTCATCATCGACGTAAGCAAAAGAACCACCTTTTATATTTTCCAGTTTTTGCTTCATTTCATCTGTAAAATTTGCACCGGTATATGCTGCGTCAGTATTCAGTTTTCCGGCGAGAAGCTTGTCTATTTCAGTAACAGAATAAACACTTATGTTTTTACGGGCTACACCTTTATCCGACAAATCAGAAAGATTGGACGATTTGGAAAGTTTCAACTCCCCCGTACCTTTTTTTTCCGCATCAATATTTAAACGGATTTGTGCCTGTTTCTCGGCTTTCAACTGCGCTGCTTGCTCTGCTGAAAGCCCATTTATTTCGTCAGCAGTTAATGATACCAATTCCAATAGTTTTCCTTCTGTCTTAAGAAAGCGGTTATTTGATTCTGTTTTGGAAAAGACTTGAAGGTTTGTTCTTGCAACAGATTTATCATTCAGATCACTCAGATTATCGGAAATATTCAGTTTCTTTTTTAGTGCTTCTGTAATATTGGCGGTTGTGACATACCCTTCCTCACCGGAATCAATGTTACCTGATGTGATTGCATCCAGCTTTTTTTTGTATTCAGTAGTAAAATCCTCGCTTGAGAGTCCTTTACCGAGCACTATATCTACTTTCTTGGCCAGTGTATCTTTGAAAGTACTGGCAGAAACATAAAGCTTTGTAAGGCTAACCCCCTTTACCAGCAAATCAGACTGTACATTGACAGACCCCTTACTTATGAGAACCAGGTTTCCGATCATGTTACTGATAGAGAAATCAAAGTTATCCGTTCCGATATATCCTACTTCCGCAATGTTTTCCTCTGAACTGTCTTTAAACCGGACTGAACCGGTAAGTTCAGTGTCGCCCTTCAGGTATGAAGACGATATCAGAGCTAATTGGTTGTCTGCCGCTTTTATTGAAAAGTATCCAGCGATATTGATCTTCCTCTCTTTACCAACCGTTTGGATAAGTGGTAAGGTGTTCTTTTTTCCATCATAAACATTAAAATCTCGAAACTTGGTATTACCATTTTTGTAACCTGCAACATTTATATTCACTGCCCCGTTATCTTTTTCATCATCATAATTAGCGATGGAGTTTTTATTTATGAACAGAGAACCCGTTTTGAGTGATGTACATGAAACTGACGGAACAAATATACCTGCAGTATCGATACAGGCAAGTTCTGTTCCCTGTTTCATAAAATGGATCGAGCCGTCTGTCTGAAGTAGTATTTCATTAACCAGCAAACCGTTGTAATAGACTCCCCAGGAAGCGTCGCCATTCACCTTAACAATGCCCTTGAATGAATAACTATTTGCGGGATTTACTACAGTCAGTGCCGTTTGGGATGCTATTGTCTTATCAATGTCCAGATTTCCTGTGATAACAAGGTCCTTTCGTATCGTTTGCTTGGAAAACGGGGTGTCAATCAGTACTGCATATTTTCCGATGAACTTGTCTATAAACCGGGGAGCGTACTCTTTCTGTATCTCAATGAAATGAAGCATTTTACCTGTTAGTGTATCAGGAGTGTCCGGGATAATAGTTCCACCCAGGCATAGAAAGTTGTTTCTGCCTTTCTTGTTCATTTCGTTGGCGTAAGTTACTGTGTCACTTAGATTCCGTTCATAGATATAATAAGGAAATGAGGTGGTGGGGCAACCTTCAAAGTATCTTACTTTTCCATTGAGCCATACATAACCGGGTGCAATAGCGTTCCCTGACACTATACAGCCTGAAATTATGAAATCAGTGCATTCTGAAAAGATACTTGTCATGGACAAGGCCAGTTCTTGAAGATTAAGTATGTCATCGGCGTATGTATATCTACCACCCGTTTCTGCTACGTATTCTTTCATTCTAAAGGTTTATTAGGTCTTATTTCTTGGTTATCAATCTTTATAAGATAAGTTTTACCAGCCGTCTTATAGGTATTTACTACATATGAAAGCATATAGACAAACTCTTGTTGTTCTATATGAATTGGTGGGACGACGATCATGAAACTAACTTTATTTGTTGCTTTTTCTTCTGTTAGATAGTAAAATTCTCTAGGATGTTCTTTTTCCGGGGTATAAGATGCTATCTCTTCCATATTGTACCAGACAGTGAACGGACGTCTCGTTAATGAGTCCTCATGATATATATCCACACCGATAGAATGGCTTTCCTGAATGGCAATCCTTTCACCTTTAGCTGCTATATATTTCTCGAATTTATGGTTAAGATACCATTCGAAATACATCATTTGACTTGTCATACGTGCTTCTATATGTTTTTCCCTTGCGTATTCTATAAACCGTTCATTCAATGTTTTTAACGGATATACAAGACTTTGGATGAATAATATATATCTTCTCCCCGTCAGGAAATGCGGAACCAGCTGATTCACTAGCCGGTCTGTGGGTAGTTTATAACGCTTCATTCTACAAGTAGTTTGATTGCTTGTCTAAAGGTTGGTAAGGTACTTTCTTCCCTATTTCCGCTGGATTCTTTCAAAAATCCAGAAGAGGTCTTTACCATCCGGTATATCTTCTTCAATTCTCCTATATGTCCGTCGCTATCATAGGTCGCAATAAAAATACCCTGTTCCGGAACAGCCTTTTCATCAATATACACATCCGTCACATGTTCTGTACTGCGGATAGCTTCGATTATACGTGAAACATATACTGATGAATCGAAGGGGGTATTCATAATATACAGCTTGAGTTTATCCTCTATCTTGGTATATATTTCTGCTTCGGGAATAGCCCCATCATAAAACACGGTAACTACAGGTACAAGTACATCTCCTTCATAACTGACAACTTCAACCCGAGTGCCTGCAAACTTAATCTTGTTTATATATGAATTGATAGGAATAAGTTCTTCTTTGGATATCGCTGTCAGGTTACCTTTTTCACCTGTTGCGATTTTAAGAATCAGTTTACTGTCCAGATTATGGTCATCTACGCTTTCTGTGTAAGAAACCTGTGTGATCATCCGTTTTGTTTCATCTATGTTGCTATATCCAAATGCTAAACCGTCTTCACGAACAGATAATGTATCCCCCTTTTGGTATTGCAACAATGCATTTGTGTAGTAAACCGGAGTGCCATTTATCCTGTTATTTATTGTGTTTGAAATATCTACGGCAAAGACATCGAGTAATGTCTCAAAACTATGAATTATAGCAGCTACTACCCAAGTCAGACCGTTCATGATCGACATTTTTGAGTCACTGTTGAATTCGGTTAGTTCCATGCGTTTGTTTCTTTCTGTAATAGCCTCCATATAAATGTCTTTTATCGTTCTGCTCATGGTTCTGTTGTGTAAATTTGGTCTTTAATCTGAAATTTCCAAAATCCCGCCGAATTCCATGTTTCTTCGTGGGTGATTATCCATACAGCCTCCATGCCGGAAGTTATGATGTATCTGCCATTCTCATCTCTCAGGGGCTCTTCATAACTTCCGGAAGGTTGCATGGTGAGGATAATATTACAATTTCTTCGTTCTTCATAGTGTCTTACCAGTGCGATCAGATATTCATCCAGCTTTTGTTGCTTGATTGAGATTTTGCGTAAATCCAACTTCATCAGGCTTTTGTGTCGAAGAAGAGGTGATAAATCAGAGGTCGTTAGTCCGTTTAAATCCATCTCATATGTGTTCTCTATAAGAGAAATCCAGTTTATATTCATAGCAGCTTGTGAAAGAATGAATTTTTCCACTCGAACAGGACTGTTGCAATAGACTGAAAAAGCTTGCATCGCACTAATATCCAGTTTCTGGAAGTGTACATCCTCACTGTATATCCGTATTCTGCGTTTGTCAGAGATATTGTTATCGAAAGAGTGAGAAATCTCTTTTTGTACGTTTTCCAGAATCCCAACCTCCATGGATGTATTATCTCCCCAGTCTATCTCTATTTTTCCCGTACCAGAATAGACAAAACCTGCAAAAGTTTTCTTATTATCCAAAACGAACTCCAGTATCTGTGGATGATTAGAACTTTTGTAATAAACGTGTTGCTCGCCAGATGCCGGAATAATACTATGCGATGTATTGTAAGCTACTATATCCCCATTGATAATGTACTCATCTGTGTAAATCAGTTGAGTACCTGCCTTTAACTTGTCATCCAGTGATAATTCCGGATTATTAATCATCAGATCTACTATTCCTTCAATAGACCCATGAATATGCATCGCTATATCATAGAGATTTTGTCCGGTAGTAATTGTATAGTTACCCATTTCCTTTTTCTGTTACATCCAATACCAATTCTCCAGTTTGGGAGTTCATGTATGCGTTATTAATCACCATTCCATCAGCCTCAAACTCTTGCAATAACTTAACTGATAAGCCTGATGTCTCAAAGTTTCCATGCAAATAATTTACTAGCCCTACACCAGTTGTTGGGTATTGGTATAAACTGCCGGTTAACGATTTAAGTAGGAATGTTTTGTTCTGATTCAATGATGGTTTAATAATGAAGTCAGACTCTGCACCACTATAGAGATAGAGTTCGCCCTGCCGTAAAACAAGATTATACATACCATTACTATCAATTTTACTATATTCGGACAGACGTATGTCTCCATCCTCATGTCTGACAATGAACCAATAATTGTTATTGCTTCTATTCACTATATATTCTCTGTCATTATCTCCGTTTACTATTAGCCTTATTTTCAATAACTTGTACTCAGGAGTATAGGGGATGAATAAATGGATTTCATACCCTTCTTTATATTGGGATTCAAAATCAGCAGGAACGGTGATTTCACCGTAACAATAATGTTCATTATCCAATCCTTCAACTTCTCTTATGGTTTTAAAGGGGTATATGGCTTTGGATGTCAAGTTATCTGTCAGATTCACTTCTCCATAGGAAGCATTCATATTAATGTCTTGTCTTGCCATATGTTATTGTATAAAATAGTGGGGTGTCCCCAATGCATCGAGGGCACCCCAGGGGGAGAGTAAAAAAACGAGTGAATTAGAAAATGCTTTTATTCTATTTTGTCATTCTGTATGACATTGTATACTTTTTCAACAACGTTCCACATATCGTCCGGTAACTGTTCATCAGATATCTTTTCAAAAGATTGTTTCAGGTAGTTCATTTCCTCAGATGTAAATTCTACTAGAAGGGGAACTTCCTTCTCTGTATCCCATTCTATTCGTTTTGTTTCTTGATTTTCCTTAAGTCCTACGCTTTCTCGTTCGCCACTGGTGATTTCTATTTTCCGAAGAATTTCTTTCTTCGTATTAAACTGACGAAAGTTACCTTCCTTCGGTAAAAGGGCTGGAATGTAGAGCCTGTCTTTGATGAGTAATTCCATAAATCTTAAATTTGTTTTTCAAGAATAGAATAATCGTTATCGATAAGTTTTAATTTTTAGTTTCTAACGAGATATTTTCTTTAATCTTAGTGACAAGAATATCGAAATCACTAAAATATGGGGCCACTTTCACTTCAGAAATTAATGGGATGTTACAGCTGAGGTTGTCTTGTTCTAACCAAATATTGCCAACAAATGGATGCTCATCATTTTCTTCTTTCTCTATTTTTTGGATAGTCATCTGAACTCTGTCTAGCTTTCCATTTACGACTGTATATTCTATGATATAATTACCATTTGAGGTTGCTTCAACCGCTGTTTTTGTTAGAATTGTGTTAGTTATGTTCATACGTTACAATGTTTAGACAAGATTAGTGATGATTTTCTGAAAAGGTTTAATGTTACATTCCCCAACTAGCAGTACTAAATACTTGAAAGTTAAAAGAACCATCATTAGCGCTTGAATCATCCTGAGTCTGGATTGTAAAGTAGGAACTGCCAATTCCTGTGATGGTAGCGTAAATTGGTGTTCCTGTATAATAACCAGTAGCTTGGACAAAGTAATTACTATTCAGATTCCAGGGCAGGTAAACACTGTACCGTCCTACACCACTACGGCCAACTGTTACTTTCTTCCCATCAAAAGTGTTAGATTTAACCGACACGCTTGTTCCAGATACAGTAACTATCCCTTGTGCTAACACTGGTTGGAAAGAACCATACTTTGATTCAGTCATAATATCGCGGCGATTTAATACGATCCAACCGAAGAAGGTCTGATCATCACCATAGCCCAATAATTCAAGAAATTCTCTTGAAAACCGTATTGGTGATTTGGAAATTCCATCTTCATAGAAATATTTGCCTGATGGTGCATTTAGTGTCATGAATCCAACTGTAGTGTTGCTTCTCCATTTGTAATTAACAAGAACGATTCTTCTTCCACTCTGTTCCAACGTCCATGGGAGGGTTATATTTTCATCCCATGAGCCGCGAATAGCTACAATATTGTCATAGTTATTGAAATTCTCTTGCGAGGAACTGTCTCCACCAATCCATATTGAGGAATCGTTGAGAACAAACTTGTTTCGTACACTACCTTGGATACGAACATTATTAAAAATTGCATTTTTTGCTTGAACATTACCAGCGGCATCCCAAGTGATATTGTGATTTGCTAAAAAACCGGAGCCATCATGATTAAATGAAATTTTTCCTGCACCAAAAATTGCACTTCCGTCAGGTTTTAGTGCCCAAAAGTCAACTGATCCATTATCATTAAAAATGTACCCGTTGTTGCGGATATAAACGCGATGACCACTTTCTGGGATGCTAGCATATATGCTATCACTATTTAGATTCCAGCCTCCAATACGTCCAGCTATGGCAGTGATTCCAGAACGGTCAAGTGTTACTTTTATATTGTTATTGGCATCCTTAACTGAGATACTCCCATTGTTACTACTGCCGCCAACTACTAGGGCACTATCAATAAGTATCTGGTTGGCACGCACCGTTGCAGTATATATTCCGTTTGCATCAATGGTAGTGGTATACTTTTCACTGGAAGTCGTGTCGAAGACAGTCGCATAGGCAACATGCCAGATGACGGGTGCTGCTGCAGTTCCTTGCGTACCGTCCAGATAGAAAAAGTTCGTCGAAGAGAAGTTGGATGTGCCACACGTCACTTTGTATATATACTCCGCCCAGTCTCCTGTACCAGCATTGGGTGTCAGCCACTTACTGCTGCCTGCATTACCAATAGAGTTACTTGCCCATTGGATATTTCTCCCTATCGGTATTTTGGCTATAATTTTTGTTATAAAAATCTTCCGGTTGGAACATGTTGTTCCAAAAAAGAAACCACCATTACCGGGAGAGGCAGTACCTGTGGACTTAATCTCCAGTACGGTTTTACTATCGTTTGGGGCGCTTGATAACCCTGTCCGGGTTATTGTCACCATACCGTTTCCACTATTATTATATACATTGATACCGTTATTACTATTTCGAAATTCAGGATCACGATATATCATTTTCCCAAAAGCAGTCGCTAGAGCAAGCTCTTTTGCTGCATTGGCTTTTACTGTTGCATCCGTAGCTGCTGTGCTGACAGCTTCTGCTTTTTTTGTATCTGCATAGCTTTTGGCTGAGTTTAAAGCGTTTGTGGCTGCATTTGTCCAGTTTAAAGATACTGATGAGCTGAAGGTAACGGCTCCTGCAGCATTCCAACTGATGTTTCCATTGGCGATTTGTCCAGAACCATCATTGCTAAGTTTCCATTTTGTTCCATTGGTAATAGAACCGTCACTTCCTAGATATACATTATTTTTATATACCTGTGTGGTATTAATCGTCCAACCTGCAATTTTATTATTAGAACCTAAGTGGACAATGACTGTTCCATTAGAATCAGTTGTATAAAGTCCGAAATCAGTGTTGTTGTTATGGTAAATCTGTACCCTTTGACCGTTTGTTGGGCCTGATGAAGCTCCATATACAACTACCCGTTTATTTCCCTTGTCAAGAACAATTTGTCCCCCGGAAATAGTATTGCCGGTTATTGTCCAGCCACCAATTGTTCCTTTTGTGAAAGCGCATGTTAATCCGTTGATATATCCGACATTAATGATATTGGCTTTAATACTTGCAGCATCCAGTTTTGTAGACGAGATGCTTCCTGCAGCTATCCTGTCAGCACTGAGCGTACCTGTGGTAATGCTATTTGCATTGATAGCAATCGCATTCACTTGGTTTGCTGTTAGTGTCCCTGTATAGACGCCCGTTGGACCGATGTAAGTGAGGGGGTGCGCTTTCAGGGTGGTATCGTTTCCTTGTGCCAGTCCAATAAAACGGTGGTAACGGATTTCCTCTTCCACAGCAGCCGTTAAGGTACGAGGTGCAGGAGCATTTGCAGTAGTGGCGTCACTTTGAAAAATACGATCTGAATTATACGCAATTTGGGGTGCCGGAGGAATAGGTGAGGGGCTGTATAAAGTACTCTCAATTGGCTGGTCAGAATACAAATGGTAAACGGCTCCGACATCACCCCCACCACGGAGATAAACAGCGAACATGCAGTAATTACCGCAATAAGCGGCACCGGCAAACATACGTGAATAGGCCTCCGACAGTTCATATATATCCCATGAATAAGATGCACCGCCCCAACCTCCGAAGTTCACTTTCAATAATAGGCTTAGGCCACCTTTGTGTGTGGTACTTTTATTATCCCAGTCAGTTGGTGCCTGTTCACTGTAGCCTCGGCGAATAAGGATATCCCTTTTTATCGTCTGGTCACCACCTTTGAAGACGATGGGATAATATTTACCCGATTCACCGTTCACTACGATTTTCTTGTAATATCGGTAACCGTAGTTCGTAGTTTTGGCACTTTCAATATCGTTCTTCCATTGCAGGGAGACAGATGTTCCGAAAGTTACTCCCCCCGAAGCGTTCCAACTGATATTTCCGTTCGCTATTTGACCCGAGCCATCATTGTTGAGTCTCCATTTCGTGCTGTTTGTTATTGAACCGTCCGCACCCAAATATACGTTGTTTTTATAAATCTGGTTCGCATTGATATTCCAACTGGCTATCGTCCCCTTGCTGAACGTACAGGTCAGGCCATTAACGGCCGATGCGGTAACGACGGATGCCTGGATACTTGCCACATTGATTTCAGCCGCAGTGATCGTGCCGGTGGCAATCTTGGCGGCGGTAATCGCTTTGGAACCTATCCTGTCCGCACGGAGTGTACCTGTGGTAATGCTTCCGGCATCGATAGCGACCGCATTGACCTGCGCGGCGGTCAGTGTGCCCGTGTAGATACCCGTAGATGAAATTTTGGTCAGCTTTGGAAAAGAAGTTCCCCCCAAGGCTGTGATTGTCCCGTCGGCTTTGTCCGATACAGTCTTGATGCTACTGTCCGTATCTTCCGGTGCTGGGCTCCAGCCTGTCGCTTTGGTACCTTCCTCTATTTTAAAATCTTTTAGCCAATAATAGAGCCACCCCAGGTTTTCAATATCAAGGAAATGATAGACTGCATCCGTGTAATTGTTTACATTGACCTTCAGTTCAAATTTCTTCCAAGAGGCAGTAAACTCTGCATTGCCCGAGCAAGCGATGTCACACATATTAAAGTTAGGAGTACTTATACCATTGCTCTTTCCCCAAAAACTGACTACATAGGAGCCATTGCGGGCGATTACTTTGTTAATCCTGATTGCACAGGCCAGGTCTTTTTTTCCAGTCAGTTTGAATCCATTCTGGGAGTCGACGCTTTCTTCTTTCTGCACCGTCGGGGAGTTTATCAGGTTTGTGATGGAAGTACTCTTTTTATAGAAATTCCTACCACCGATTTGCAGAGCGTTTACCTTGTTCGTAGCATCTGTGGCGGCAGAATTGATGGCTTCGGTTTTCTTGGTGTTCGCATATGACTTTGCAGCATCCAACGCGTTACCTGCAGCGGCAGTGGCGGCATTTGTCCAGTTTAAAACAACTGAAGAGCCGAAAGTGACATTCCCTGCCGCGTCCCAACTGATGTTCCCACCGGCAACGGCACCTGCACCTGTCGCATCCAACTTCCATTTGAATCCCCGTATACCGTTTGAGGCGATGGTGATAGCCCCCGAAGTTCCTGTATATGCTCCGGGGGTATTGTTCTTGGTTCCTCGGTATATGCTGTCAACATCAATGCTCCAGCCACCGATTTTTCCTCTAACCACATTCAACGTCAATGCCTCGATGTTACCTGCCGTTATCAGTGATGTCTTTAGTGCTGCCACGTTGATACGCGCAGCATCAATAGTCCCGGAACTAACCTGGGAAGCGTTGATGCGGACGGCGTTTATCGTATTGGCAGAAAGCGTTCCAGTGAAGATACCTGTGGAGCCTATGTAGGTGAGCTTTGTCGCCCAGCCTTCCGTGTTCGCTTTTTTTGTAATGGCATCGGCAACCAATTTGGCATCAGATCCGGCTTTCTTCGCGTCAGATACACTGCTATCCACATCTTCGGGAGCGGGAATCCAGTCTGCCGCTTTGCTGCCTTCTACCAGCATGGGAAGAGCACACCAGTATGTTCCCACAGTCTGAAATCCGAAGAGCACCACTGCGGATGTAGGGGTGATATTTTCAATGACAACACGTTGCCATGATGTGGTGATATTCACTGTTTTGATTCCGGAACCACCGATGCGTATTTTCATAACCGATACAACCGAGCCTTTCACGTACATCGAAAAGCTGGCAGGCGTACATACTTTGCCGTTGATTGCATTAAAATAGGTCCTTTGTGAAGCGGCGTTGGAATCTGTACACGCCGTATTTTGTATAACTTTTAAGGTCCTGTAATTATTGTAAAGGGTGGCTGTGTCAATGGATATGGTAGTTCCTTCAGAGGAAACTCCCGTCAAGCTTGCTGTAAACGCACTATTGCGGATGTAATTACGCCCACCGATTCGTATTGTGTTTACCTTGTTGGCAGCGTCAGTGGCGGCAGTGGAAATAGCTGCGCTTTTTGCAGCATCCGCTTTTGCCTGTGCTGTTGTCGCTGCGGAACTTATAGCTTCCGTTTTAGCTATGTTGATAGCGTTCACCCAATTAAGGCTAACATCTGAACCGAATTCTATTTTTCCTGTAATAGAATTATATTTGATAAATTGATTACTACGCCCGAGTTGAACGCAGCCTGTACTATCAACAAAAAAAGTTTTATAACCATCTTTGAAGCCAGAAATGCCATTAATCATTTCTGTAATGATGACGCCTGATGCATTTAATGTGCTTAATGCAAACTGCCCAATGGCGACCCCCGTTAGTGTACCATTGGAGTTTTTAATACCAGTAAATAGCTTGGGAGTAATAACAGTGCTAGTGTTTATGAGTGTTTTATTGGTGTTCCACTCCTTAATCCAATCTAACATGTTTGCATCCACACCTGCTGCTCCAGTGTTACCATTTGCTCCACTGCGTGCTTTTGCATAGGAGAATGATACACCAAAAACCTGACCGTCTATTGATATGGGGATATCTATAATTCCACTTTCAGCCAGGGATGTCCCTGTGTTGAAAGTAAAGGTTATGATTGTCCCAGATTTGCTTAATGTACATCCGGCTACTATCGGTAATGCACCAATCACAGGAGTGACTGCTATTTTTCCTTTTAGTGCGGAAATAACCGTTGAGATAACAACTGGAGTATGAATCTTTCCATCCTTGTCTGTTGAAATTACACAATTCTGTCTGGATGATTTAATTGTATAGGCATCATTACCATTTAATCCCGGCTGACCACTTCTGGATTTAGCCCACCCGAAGGATAGATTATAGGTAATCCCTTTTATGATTACTGGAATAATAATACTCCCATTATCTGCTAGGTTGGTTGTATTAGCAGATACTGAAAATATAATACTCTTAGCTGCATTGTCTATTGTGATGGAAGAGTAACCAACAGGCTTTGTTACGGCTCCGATTTGAAAATCAGTAAAGCTCTTGTTATCAGATGTTGCCTTAACAATAGAAGTAACAGCAACCGCATTCCGTATGGTGCCGTTAGCTTCTGATGTAAACACAAAATTACTTACTGATAAGGTTAGTGTGTACGAATCTTGAAGGGTGTTTATGGTAGCTTGTCCACGAGCTAGTAATCTCTTTGCCATGTAATCTCTTTGCCAAAGAATAGAATATTTGTAAATCCAAAGGTTATATCTTACAAAGCTGCGTCCCATAATACCAAAACTAAAGGCACCCACATCAGTTCTTTCTACTAGACCGATATTCTGAATTATAAATAAGTAGAAGGATTTTCTAGTAATTAAAAAAAACAT